TTACGAAAGACGTGACAAAATCAAAGCATCTGCGGATTGTGCTGAACTAAGAATCGTAAAATCACGGAAAGAGCCATCGCAGTTCTGCATAACTGACCCTGTGAATGCTGGATTGCCGATTATCACCGGTGTCGCAGAACGCATCGCGTAAAGTGCTCCCGTTGTTGCCGTTGCCGGTGTTCCTGCGCGGCCGTTGTCAAACGGCATAACTACCCCTGAGCTGACATCGAAAAATGCGGCAGACGGCTGATAATCGATGTACGGCGTTTTAACGGCACTGACCGCGCCGCCGGCTGAGCTCGAACTCACAAATGCGCTATCTCGCGTGCCATAGCGATAGGCCTCATCCTGAGTCGGCGTTTTTTGAATTCGACAATAGGCCATTGGCAAATTACCAATCACTGCGCCCAGGGTGAGCCCAACAGCGTCAGTTGGATCTGTGTCTTTCCCTACACAACTGACCACATATGAATTACCCACCTGAACTGTGATATTACTGGCAGACTGGAGATAGCCCGCTACAGAAGAATTGACTTGGATACGCACAGACCCCGTTGCAGCGTTCCACTGCGGTAACCAACTTGCCGCTTGCGTTACACCAATAAAATCGGGGCCTGACAAATTATAAATCTTTTGTACTGAAACCCCGTCACCAGCAAGCTTTAAACCAAACCGGGGCGTTAATGAAACGGCGATATTTTCATACATGCCGTTATCAACAAGCAATTTAAAACGAGCCAGACAACCAGCTTCGTCGGGAATGATGCCGCCATCGGCAAGAACGCGGGATTTATGAGTATTAAAAAGCGTTGTCGCATTCAGAATCAGTCCAGTTAGATCGATTGGTGCCCAGCGGCTAGTGTTGAATGCTACGCCGGTATTAATGCCTGTTGCCATGTTAAAACTCCCCAGTTAATGGAATGCGATCGAGGGTTGCCCAGTTATAGAGCGGAACTGGATTACTGTTTTTCGTGATGTAACGTGATACCCAAGGCGACGAATCGTGCACGCAAACCAGCGGGTAGGTATTTCCGTTATTCGCCTGTATCGTGTTTGTGAACCCGATTAGCAAGTGGTCTGTGGTCGCTGGAACCTGGTCGAGTGTCAGACGGACAGTATCACCGCCGACAACCGCCACCGACACTACCGACGCACTCCCTGTTTCCAAGGAATACCCTTTTCCAGCGCAGTCGCCAAGGAAGTCGGTGTCGATGACCAGGGGCGGGAACGGCACGTAATACTTAACGTCAATCACGTTGCCGTTGACAGCGATACTCTGCACCCGTGTTCCCTTCCAGGTTCCCTTTCGCACAGGGTCATAAAGGTGCCAATAAACCGCCTTTTCAATAGCCTCACCCTGCAACACTTTGCCGTATTGGTTCAGGTGAGACAGTGAGCCGTCGTTGTACAAACAGTTGAGCCAGTATTTCGTGCCACACATAATAGAGTTACTATGCTGTCGAACATATGTGAGCTGATCGGTGGCGGTGACAGAATACGGCTGCACCACGATCGGAGCGCCAATCGGGTTGCCCTCATCATCTACATCGTTGGCTTTTGTATTGATGCGGCTGCCTACCTGGTCAATCACGATAATCGGGCCGGTTGTGGCGCCAGTGATCCCGTTGAAGTCGGTAAGACAATCATTAAAATATGGGCCGAGCAATGACAGGTAACTTCCCGGCGTTGGGCAATTTCCGTTATCGTTATCGGTTTCTCCATGTTCGAAAAGGATGAAATCGTTACGTAATGGTTTCCCGATTGAATTGGCAAGCTCAGTTATGCGCGTAAGCATCGCCAAGCTTTTTGTGTAGGCGAACGTCCCCTTAGATATACCAGACAGAGGTTGCCCACCTGCGTTACAGGGCGCATTAATAATCGTCGGCAGATTCATACCAGAATCGCGCATTTCGTACATCAGACCGTTTGCGAGCGGGATATTGTGGCCCTGGCGGTCGATGTTGTACCCCATGTCCGTGATACGGTCTAAATCAGTCTTACTAACAGGAGCACTGTTGCCGTCAGCGCGGCCTGACGGAGACAAACAGCGGCCGCGCAGCAGTGGATCAGCGCCGACAACGCGAATATTTTGCCCTGGCTTATCAAATGGAGCCCCCAAACTCTGCCCCAAACAGATGTAGCAAAGAATGTATGCCGCGATTACTGGAATTTCGCGAATGCTTGGAATGAACAACAATCCTGAACTGCCGGTGCCGTCGTCTTTTTCAAAAGTGAAAAGCGCTGCATTATCAGAAACCGGTCTGGCACTCGTGACGTAATAATCATTCCATACCTGCGCCCCCTTCCAGAAAAGGGCGGGCTTACCGTTTACCATCTTAATATCGGCTGACGTTTTCCCGATCGCATCCTGCAGCGGCCCATCAACGCCTGGGATAAACCATTCACCGCGTCGATTTATGCGACCAAACCCAGCCCTGCCAGTCTCATCGGTAAACACATGTGCGGTATCGCGATATTTTACAGCCTGTCCGCGAGGGATTAACTGGATGACGTGCGCTTGTAGTGATTCGCTTAATCCGGCAAAGTGCGCGGCATTATCAGCATCGAAATACTGCAATGCTTTTTTCCCGGTGATGTCTGTAATTACATGGGTTAATCCTTTGTAATACGCACCGACCGCTCGAGGAATTAACTGATTAACATAATCCTGAACCGCCGCCTGTAATCCCGCTAACCACAACCCACGTTCGTAATCTAATGCGAGAGGGATGTCTGTGGCATCTTTAGTCGATGATATGAAAAACGGAATTTTTTTTGAGAAATAAATTCCGATACGGTCGGCTAACAGATTGGTTTGAGCTAATTTTAAATCGGTATCATCTATCTTAATATTCAACTGATTAAACGCATCTGCGCCAACAGATTCAGAAACCTCAAGCGCCACGCCAGAGTTATTTAAATAATATTTAAACCCTTTCCCTGGACCTTGAGCTACTCGAAAGAAGCTACCCGATTTAGTTCCTGAAATACCAGCGATCGTCCCATCGAGGTCTGTTGCTGAAATTATAAACGTAAATTCTCTTGAGTCTTTTACCGATTCAATTTCAGATCTCAAATACTGGGTGCGATTAGCTAATTGAGTAGCTTGATAATTGGCCACTCCACCACTGCCGCCGATGGCTTTATCATCTGGTTCAAGCTGATAGACACCTTGCTCCCAACCAGGTGTTTCAATTAAATTAGCCATTGGAATCATCCTGTGGCGCATCTGGCCATTCAATATCGGTTAACTGAGATGTATCGACGCGATTGATAGCAATACGATATGACATCCACTCATTCAACTTTGAGAGTTCTTCATTTGTGGCAATATTAAGCTCTTTGGCGTCTTGTAGCGGTGCCATCGCCTTTGTTGCTAGTTCAATTAGGTATGATTTTGTTTTTTTAGCAGCGTGCTCTTTTTCTTCTTGTGGAATAACGCGAGGAACAATATCGCCATTTTTAAACACCCAGCCACCAAAAATATCGCATCCTTCTGGCAATGAATCGATTTCAACAACGGTCATTCCTACTGGATAAAGGCGTGAGGTGTCCTCGCTGATACTGCGAATGACACCAGTATCATTATCAATCGCCAGGCTGAATTTTTTGGTGAATTTAGGTAACGACTTGAACCAGTCATTACCATCTGCATCAATAAAATATTGTATACCTTCGCCGTTGAATAACACGTCAGGAACATAACGCTGCAAATTTACTAATTTCATATCATCAACCTTCAATTGTTACCCAACCACCACCACGCCAAATCTGCAACGGGCGATATAGTGCCACCCCAACCTGATTGCCTTCATTTCCATTACCGCCTGTTAAAACACACCCAGCAGGAGCCTCGACCAGTCCGCCATCCATGGTCATCGACCCCTGGGCACCTCGAAGCACACGACTAATGGTGTTATTACTTAGCCAATCACGTAAATAGCCACCCCAGATAGGCCCGGAAATATTACCATCAGAATTTGCGCGACAATTAATACCACCCCAGGTGATTTCCCCACCTGCATTGACTTCACCGGAAGTTTCAATTTTTCCCTGCGCAGTGATTCGGCCGTTGACTCCAAAACTAATTCCATTACTCGAATCATGGTCAAGGTACATCCCCCATGTACCGGCAGTGGACATATGCCATTGCATATAGGAAAGTCGAGAACCTGCGCCAAACACGCCTACTTCAATGCTACCTTGGCTACCACCACTTGCTGACCAAACAATAGGGCATGGCACAAGAGTTTTTCCGTTTGGTTCAAAAATCCAATTACTGCCGCCGAATGAGGCATTACTTCCTGACTTAAAAACTAGACGATGGCCATCGCTTGTTGGCTCTGAGTAAATAGCAACTTTATCTACGTTTCCTGCAGCATCAGCGAATACTAAACCTGCGTTTCCTTCACTATGAACACGCAAACCAAGTTCTTGACCGATAAAAGCAGGTGCTTTAGCACTTCCCGTCAATGTCCCGCCTGTAAGTGGGAGATACTTGTCGGAAACAGTCCCTGTAAAAAGTTTTTGGATGGCTAATAAAACCTGATTAGGCTTAGTCCCATCAGGCAACATGCCAGCCTCCGCCAAAACTGCTGTTAATTCTTTCTGTATGTCACGAGTCGCCGCCTGCTGATTATTAAGATGCAGAGCAGTAACAATCGTGCCTTGTGTTCCCTGAGACGGGTTTCCTTCGTGAAACAGCCCGTCCTCAGTATTAATGGGTGGCATTATAGTTTGCATGATTAATCCTCTGTTGTATCTTGGATATAATTTTGCATTGAAAATGACGTATCGCCGTCAAAGGAGAATGAACCGTCATAGTAAGGTAGTCGCAAGCGATCAACGTTATATGCAAAGTAACAATAAGAGTGAGCCGGCTTTAGGTCATTCAATGTGGTTTCTAAAATATCATCACCAAACGACATTAGACTTTCACCAGCCGCTGATGCTCCAGCTCTAAAACGGTAAATCTTTTGGTTTGAATTAAATACGTTCACCCGCCATATCCAGATACTATCCTCAGAATACAATGGCTCGCCGGTTCGATTGACGCCGGCTCTGAATGGTTCCAATTCATCAATGGTAATGGTGTATCCAATACTGGTCGCAAGGCGTACAAAGTACGGAATGCTGAGGCCACCAATTTCACGCAGCTTAATGAGCACCCGTTCGCGACGTTCCTGGTATGTGCTATTTGGCCCAGGGCTAATGCCAACTACACGCTCCCAATCTGCGATTAAATCAGCAGCAAAGAACGGTGTTACCCCGTTTAATACTTTTTGCGCGTAAAGTGCGGTCTTATCCAACACGTTACCTTCCGCCAGCAACTCGGCAGATAAGTTAGGTTGCGCGGGGCTGTAACTGTCCTGCGGCAGTAATAGCGCCAATAACGTGTTATAGCTCATAACAGATTTACCGTGATATCGCCGACGCGCAGCCATTCAACGGCAATAGCATTGACCTCAGGAACGACATTACCTGGAGGATCAACAATATCCTGGTCAGTAATGCCGGCAATCAATGATATTTGCATGCCAGCCTGGCTACGAACAAAGGTTGCCCCTGGCTCTAATCGACCGACAAAATCAGTCAGCACCTTTTTAATTTGAATGGTGGCATCATCAATATTTAGACCGCTTAACGACACTTTAACGTCAATATTAAAGGTCTTAATTGTTGGCATGAGCACCAATGAATTTTTAGCCGTCACCGGCCGTACATCGTCTATATGTGTCTGGGCGCGTTCTACAACCTCGGCAGAGGGCAAGCCATCGGATGAGGTGATCACAACGTCAACCGTTCCTAACCCTCGACGCAGCGGGTAAACATAAGCGGAGGTCACACCAGGAACCTCAAGTGCCCAGCGCTTATAGTCGTATTTATTGCCGCCGGCTGGCGGGCGGCGGATCAACTCCAGCAGGCGAGCGAGCAGCTCCGAGTCGGACTCGCGGTCAGTTCCGCCCCCCATCACGCCGATAATCACGGTACTATCAAAACCCTCCGGCGTTGGCGTTAACATGCCGGACATTACAGTGGTGGTATTACCTGCAGCGCCGGCAACGGATGCACGTGCAGTAACCGTGGCTTTGCCTTCACTATTGAGTATGGCCTCAGTAGTGGTCGTCCAGGTCGCGCCATCACGCGTGATGGCTAGCCCGGCAGAAGCCTTTGCACCTGGTTCGCCTGTCAGAGATACTGGCCCCGAGGCGGTGTTAGCAGCCTTGCGGGTGATGCCGCGAGTTCTGCAATGGAGTTCCAGATACTCGGTATCGGCGGTGTCAGGGAAAATCTGACGAACAATCCAACCCTGATCGCGGTAGATGCCCTCGGCGCAACTGGCCACTGACGAGGCGCGGATGTAATAGTCACTGTCCTTGCCAATGTTGGCATCGGGCAGTTGGTTGCGGATATCACGCAATAAATCTTCGCGAATCGCCTCAATGACAGGGGTAATGTGCGGCATCAGATAACCCTCACAGGATGATTAAAGGTTTCGGATTGCCCGCTGGCACTCACTACGACAATCGCCAGCACAAGCCAACCAGGCTGAGGGCGGCTTGCTGTAACTGTGATACTGGTAGCGCGGCTGTCATCAATGATGGGCTGTAATGCCTGTTCACTGTATTGCACCGCCAGCTTGTTGACGCGGGACACATCTTTTTCACGCTTTAGCGTGTACAGCAAAGAGCCCAGCATTGGATCAGCCCAGTAGGAACCGAGCGGTGTCATGAGGCGTAAATAAACAGCATTTGCCAGCGCAGTGCGCTGGCCTGAATAATCGCCGGTGAGTGGATCAATGAGCATTTCCATGCCGCAATAGTGACGGCATGGCTGGGAATAAATCAGGTGAAGAGGTTCAGTGGGTTATTGAGTGGGTTTACCGGTTGGACTGCCACCATCGCCGTTCGGATGTTCGTGGTCTTTTAAGGAAACAGTACCAGCTTTAACATCACCATCAGTTTCAAAGCTACCACTGGTCTGGTTGATATTACCTTCAAACGTCGCGCCATTGCCACCCTTAATCGACATACCACCATTACCGGTAATTTTATCCTGGCTGGTAATTTGTTCGCTGGCATTAACCATCGGCGTATTAAAGTCGGCATTATTTTCCGCATTGACTTCATAGATTTTGCAATTCACACGATATATATCGCAGTCAACATCAATAATACGACCACGCTTTAAAACTATTTTCGCTCCCTCATCGGTATATAAGGCGACTTCTCCAGGCTGGAGCTCCTTAAGTCGATAATTGCCATGTTCGGTGGCAATTATAATTCCGTGGGATGTTTTGCCATTCAGGGGTAGTACAATCGCCGCCGTTCCTGGCAGCGGGTTAGAGGTAAACCCATAATGCTGGAACAACTCGTTGTCCTGCAGTTGTTCGCCAGCTAACCCTTTACCCTGGATAGTCTGCACCTGGCCAGCACTGTTCACGCGTGTTAACACCCCTCTAAAGGCCATTCGAATGCCGTTTAAAGCACGACTAATACGCTGGTCAACATTATTCCACATCGACAATTGCGAGCTCCTTGTTCACCTTGGCTTTACGCTTCCTGGCTTTGCGTTTTTTCGGGTAAGCGTCCGGTATCCAAATACCGTCTTCTTTTAGCCGCAGCATAGTCACAGTGTTATCTGGCCGACCGCCAGAGAACTCACGGCCCATCAGGAAATACACATCATCAATGCCGTGGGGTTCGCTCCTGACGCGAATCCGTTGGCCTGGCTGCCAAAGCTCGCCGGCATCGTTGCGATGCCCTTTGACAACGGCCGTCAGTTCATAGGCATTAAGACGGGCATCCGCCATCGCCTTACGGGCACGATAACGTACCTGTTCCAGATTATCGGCATCACCTACCACCATAATTTGTGGCCGGTAGTACGGCACCGTTGGATCACGCACAACGGCTTTCAGACCGTGGAACCCGGTTTCTGGTGTGCCGGCTGCTGGCGTATCATCGTCCTGAGCTTCCTCAGCAACAGCTGCAGATAACGAATCAACGTCGATAATGCCAAGGTCTGCGGAGGACTTGGAGCCTTGCGCATGGCCCTGGGCAAGAACGGTGAGCTCCGAATAGGTGCCATCAATGGATGATGCGTCGCTGAGGTCGAGGATGTTGTTACCCCGTCCGTCTAGGTTCAAAACAAGAGTGGCCACCGGCTCTGCGGTATAGTCAGGCCCACCGATAACCAACGTGCCATCAGGTGCGAACCAAGGCCATAATCCGCGAGCAGAAGCCGCACGCACCAGCGTATCCCAGGCACGCTCGCCAGGCTCGACAGAAACCTTATCGCTGCGTATCGAACTCTCGGCCTCAATTCGGATGTTGGTCACACCGAGCGGCCGTACAACCTTGGCGATCACTTCTTCAAGGCTCAACATTCGGGATGTGAAGATGGGCGATGCACAGTCCACCAGGACTTTTGCACCGTCGAACCCTGTGATACTGAGGCTCATCTGCTGGCGGGACACACGACGCTGTACCTTGGCCACTCGGCCGACCATCACGGTATCGTCACCGATTTTTACCTGCACAGGTGCGCCGCGCTCGACGTAGGCCGGGAAAGTCCCACCCGGCAGGCCGAGTGTCACAGACCAGGCATCCGATGGGATCAGAAAATCGCTATCAATCTGGTAGCGGCTCCAGGTGCTATGCACACGGCCAGCAATCAGCACGCTAACGGTATCGTTATTGGGCATAGGCATAGAGCACGTCTCCAGGTTGCAGCCTGTTCGGGTTACGAATTTGAGGGTTTAGGCGGGCCAGTTCGGTCGCTCGGGTGTAGTCGGCATACCACAGATGTGCGATCAGATGCAGGTTACCGGCACTTTCCACCCGGCGCTGCACCAGCGGCGGGCGTGTGGTGATGATATTGGCCGCCAGCTGCTGCACCGATAGCGCAATATCTTTCAGACCATCAACCACCGATTGCCAGGTAATACCGACATCGGTAGTGCTGGCGCTGACGTCCTGCGTCGTTGCTTCATAGAGCGCCCGATGCTTGTCGATAGCGTTCTGCAGCGTCTTGCGGGTGTCATTGGCGACAAGTTCAATCTCGGCGGGCGACAATGTGGTAATTAAACCGTCGTCGCTAAGCAAGTCGGCGGCGTCCAGTGCCAACTGCAGTGACATCTGCAGATAGGTCAACACAACGAGCTCGGCAATATCGCTGTCGGTAACGATGATAGGCATGGGTAACGGCGCGGTTCGTTCGCCTGATGCCAACGCTGCCGGCAGCGCGGCCACTGCGTCAAGCTGATTGCGGCTCTCACCCCAATCTGCCATCACGATATTGGTTGCCCCAACCGTCGCATAAGTGCCGGTATTATTGCTGACGCTCGACTTGGACTGGCTGGAGGTTAGGCTAAGCGCACTCTGCAGGTCGGACATAAACGCACCAGGATAATTGATAAAGTCCGTGGTGCTGCTGATAAAACCGGTGATATCGCTGCGGAAAATTGTCACCATGTTGGCCGCTGTGGAGGCCATCGCCTTGGCTTTGGCCATCAGGCGTTGTGTGTTGCGCAGGGGTGCTAGGGCGTTATCAATCAGCGTCTGAGCATCGTCAAGTACAGACTGCACCTGGTTAAAAATGATGTCCGCTTTTGCCGTTGGATACTCGCGGGTAAAGAATGGGATGTTGGTGCCAGCCTCCAAGAATACCAGTTCAATAACGCAATAATCGACGTTTTCCGCCTCGTGATAAACCTGGCACTCGATGAGCTGCATCTTCGGCATAGAGCCGAACACAGGATGGATCAACTCGCCGTTGCCGCGCTTGTCAAATTCGGCCAGCAACGTCTGTAGCCGGCTTTCGTAGTCGTCACCCCAGAGTAACCCGGTGATACGCAGGTTACGTGGCTTGCGCCCCAGGTCGTCTACATCGCCACCATCCACGAACGGATATTCATATTGCGCCACGTCCCTGGAGAAGGTGTCACGGGTGTTGATAACGTCGAATTTAATGCCCCTGAATGAGGCATCTAACATACTGTCATTCCAGCTCATTGAGGCATTCCTGTTGGGCCACGCTCAGCCTGATTACCATTGTATTCATTGACGGATTCCGCGATGGTGCGGCCATCAAGCTCGAGCTTGGTCGTCACCTGGATAGGCTGAGGCTTTTGGTTCTGTTGTGGGAACAAGTAGGACGGTGCACCGGCAGTGGCCATGTCACCCTTGCCGATCGACGTCGGCGGGCTCCACCAGGATTTAACCTCATCCCAGGCATCCAGCAGGCCCGGTTGGGCGCGAGCTGAATCTTTCAGCCGGCTAAGGTCGTCGGAGTATTGGCCCGCCTGGACGCGTTTGCGTGCATCGCCGTCGCCGCGCTCAACTTGCACAAGGGGGGCATCTTGCGATGCCTGATAGAGCATGAGTGGTGCCGCAATACGGCCAGCCCAGCGACCTAGAGCTCCAGCTGCACGGCCAAAGCTTCCTGAGGGCTTAGCCCCTCCAGGAATTGTTGGTGGGACATTTACACCACCGCCGCCTCCCGAAAGGAATTTGATACCGGCGAAAGCTACTGCAGCAACGGTCATTGCTTTGATGCCAATTTCTGCGCCAGCAAGAGCCGTTGTAAGCCCAGGATACTCTTTAGAATATTCAGCTAATTCTTTCGACAGACGTCCTAGAAGATCAGATAAAGATTTCATTGAGTCCATCTGACCAAAATCACGGGCATTATCCAACTGTTGGACTTTGAAGGCGTTTGTATCTGAAATCAGCGCATAGTTAAGATCGCCGGCAGTCTGCCCCTCAGGCAGGTTACGCTGCGCATTCGCATTTTTAACAACGTCCTGCGCGTATTTCCGGTTACTGCGATAACCGATTAACGCCATCAACGCCTGGCGGTCAGCAATCATCTTCCCAACAGCAGAGCCTTCCAGTATTTTTGCCATCGACTCCACTGTTTCCTGGCGTTCGCCACCCTTAGCTGTGGCCAGCTTACTCTCCAGCTTCTTATAGGCTGGGTTATTACCAACGACTTTATCCACGATCCCCACAAAGGCATCCAGAGAGTTAATGCCTTTTCCCCTGGCCGCCGCCAGGCTACCAGGCAAGTCGATACCCTTGCCATTGACCTTGATTTTCGCAGCAGACGTTGCGGCATCAGCACTGCCAATTTTAGCCAACAGGTTGACCAGGTTATTACCTGCTTCATCGCTGGTGCCCGCTGTGATGGCGGCAGCCTGGTTAGCTCCGAGCAGAACGCCAAAATCATTCAGACCTCTCATGCCGTTGTTACTGCCCGCTGCAAGTTGCTGAGGCAACCATTTCGCCATGTCGGCCAGTTCAAATGAGCCATCTTGTCCTGCAGAGATAGCCATGTTGAATGCCTTACCCATCTCATTATCCTGGATACCGAAGGTCTGTTTCGCACGGATTGCAATCTGCGCCAAATCAGTCGGCGCTGCGCCGGTCGCCGTCGAATAACGCTGTATCAGCGGCAATAAGGTTTTCGCCGAGTCCATGGTCACCGCACCTGATGCGAGCAAGGAATCCAGAGTATCGGCAGCGCCTTCTTTTGTACCGCCTCCATTTGTCACCGCCTGGCGAATAAGCTGATCCATGCTTTGCATCCCTGTCTTACGGCCAGAAACACCTTGCTCGGCGTAAGCGGTGTTAGCCATCATGGCAAGTCGCTGCTCATAGGTCATTTGGTTCTTGACCGGTTGGCTCACCACGGCAGCACCGGCAGCAACACCCCCAGCAACAGCCATCGCGTTCGAACCCCAACCACGAGCACGCTCCATGCGGCTCATTTCGTTGGTGGCCCCTTTAAGCTCATCACGCAGCCGGCCGACACGCTGAGTCATCGCTGTAAAGGCCCGGCTCTGCTCGTTGGCAGACATAACGCCGCTACGGGTAAGGCGCATGTATGCCGCTTGCGTCTGTTGGATCTCGCGTTGAACCTCACGCTCGGAACGGATCCCCAACGTTGAGCGGGCGCTTGATGCTCGGCGGTACTCATCCGACAGCGTGCGCGATGCCCGAATGCCGGCAGTGGCATTCTGTTGCTGTGATTTGGCCAGTTCGTCGCCGGCCTTTTCGGCGGCTTTGGATTGTTTGACAGCATCCTGCATCGCCTGGCGCAAGACTTTAGAGGCGGCATCCTTGGCGGACAGGGTTAACGCCAGGGCAAGATTACGCATTATTTCCTCCGTTTCTGGCGTTTGGACTTAACGCGGCGGGATTGGGTTGAGGTGCCGGCTGCGGGGGGCTTTTTACCGTGCAGCCGGTATAACGCATTGATATAGCCGTCAAGTTCAGCGCGGGTCATTGCGCCTATTTGGGGCTCGGTGAATCCGTACTTTCCGAGGGCAAGGACGGTTGTTCGGTAGCCGCTAAGACGGGATTCAATGCCATCCGCTTTTTTTTAAGGGCGGAGATCTGGGCGGCGATGAGGTCAAAATCATCATCGGTTAGCCCGTCACACAATAGCTGTGGGGTGAGCTGCTCCGCTGGTATATCACCCAAAGAAACCAATGCCGACGCCATCACGGCCGCACGGTAAAACATCCCGGCAACCGGGCCTTCGGTCGTGCCGCATTCTTCCATCGTCGCTTCCAGGGCGTTCATGGTGTCCCGCACCACGGGCAGCTTTACCGTAAAGGCAAAGTGGAAGGTGTCGCCGAACGGCACGCCAAGCAGTAAAGAACCTGATTCCGTCATTATTCTTCCACCCGGCGCAATGCGCTCACAGTAATGTCACGTTTCGCTTCGTTGTCCACGGTGTAGCTGGCGCCCACCTGAGTGGAAAAGCAGTCCAGGAACGAAACACGCTTGCCGCCGCTGCCGCTGAGCGGGTACTGCGTGATTTTTGCGCCTTCCATACCCTCCCAATTGAGATCGCCGGTCAGTGGAACCACGACAGAGATCGTCAACTGATACTCGGCAATCCCACGGCTAAAGCCTTTGGCCCGCCCGGTCTTGTTCATGGTCTTGACCAGCTTACGGCCCGTGGTCACGTCTTCTTTGAGGTCAGTCACCTCAATTTCCTGGCCATCCATCTCGAGGATGATCGAGCCTACATATTCTTCAAGTGCCATCGTCTGTTACTCCTTACAACAGCAGGTCAATACGGCCGGCAAACACATGCAGACCATTGACGATATCGGTAGGGATTGCCGCATTGAGTCGGTTAACGTCCTGGGCATCACGCTCCACAATCAGCGCAGCCTGGTTCTCTGTGACGTTTTCCACAATCTCCAACTCTTCCAGCTTGATAAGCACGTCCAGCAGTTCGCTGCGTACCTTTGCCGGGGTTCGGCTGCTCAACTTGTCACGCGGGAAACGCAACGCGATGCGATCGCCACACGCCTTGCGCACATAGTCCAGGGTGCGGATGGTGGTGATATCCAGTAACGCCACATCGTCTACACCCTGGGCGTTTTTGGTGTAGGTGCTGATGGCGCGAACAATCTGCACCTTGTCACCCGCCCCCACGACGAACGGCGTCAAACCGTTATGCAGCGCATTCTCTTGCTCATTGCGTCCCGGCCGGCTGGCCAGCGCCGTGACGTCCAGGGCTTTCAACTGCAGCGTGTTGAGCGGACGGGCCGGGTCTTCTTCGCTGGCCATAACGGCCGCGTAGGAGGCCGCGATTTCTGCCGGCAGTTTGGCCGAGCCGTTGTGCCATCCCAGGGTGATGCGGCCGGCGTTAATCTGGCTGGCCAACGTGGTGCCGGTCGATAACGATTTGCGCCAGCCTGCAACGCCTATTGCGCCGCGTTTTTCCAGCGGGCCGCCGGTTTCATCCAGATGCGTGCGCAGTGCCGTCAGCGCAGCAGCGGTAGAGAACGGTGTCGCCACAATGTTATGACCGGCCGCAAAAACTGCCGCCAGCGCCGGCGCGATATCCGGATCAACTTCACCGCCGGTCATGGTCACCACAGTCACCGTTGCTCCGGATGCTGTCGACTGTCCCTGCAGGACGATGTCGTTGCCGGCTTCACCCTTATTGCGGGCGGTCAGCGTCACGACGGCAGCGGCGGCAACTGCTGTGACCGGCAGGTTAGATTGTTGGGTGATCGCGGTCGCAAGCGCAGTAGCAATTGCGGCCGCTGTATCGCCGGCGTCAATAGCAACATCAACACGCGTGGCACCAACCCAGACAGAAACGGTACCGCTGCCCGTTGCCGAGCCGGCTACTGTAACTGTCCCTGTTGCCGCTTTACCTGCTGTAGCATCGGAGACGCCAATCATCTGCAGTTGCAAATAGCTGTTGCTGGTGATGGCTGCGGTGGCCATCAGGTGTGCGATAGAACCACGACCAAAATAGACGGCCGCTTGTTCATCTGAGAAAACATCAATGGCTTGCAGTGGTGCTGCAGTACCGCCAGCGAGCATCTGACCAATCAGCAACACCTTCTGTGGGTTGCCTGGCAAGGTGCGAACGGCCAACCGGGTATTAAACTCCAGATACTGGCCAGGAACGCGGATGCTGCTCGGGATACTGTCGAATGCAATGTTAGGACTCGCCACGGTTAACCTCCGTTTTTACGGCCTTACCCTGATTAACTGGCGCGGCCGCGTTGGCATCGCCCTCAATAATCAGCAGATCGCCGGCGGCAATCTGCCGCTGGTAATACGCTGAGTCTGGAACCGCCACAGCTTCATCTGCTGTGATGTAGCGACGCGGATTGTCTTCTCTGGGAACACGCACACCGGCCACCGCTTTAATGCTGATCTCATTCATGATTGATAATGTCCACGGCATCCGGCTTTTGCGCCGTCTGCGGTATGTCATAGTTCAAATGGGTGCGCAGCCACTCGGCGTCTGGCTCGCTGGACACACCATCAAACCCATTAAAGAGGTTGTCAGGATGGTCAGCCGGCGCGTTAACCAGAGGGAATTTGCCTTCCTCCAGAGCGGACTCAATCCAGGCGGTATCGAACTCACAGGCAAAAACAGACATTGCTGCCGCCTCCACCTGCGTATTGAACAGCGTCCGAACCCGACCAGGGATAAGGTGCTTGATGGGCAGCGACATATCCTGCCCGGATAACAGACGACGCACGGCCATCACCAGGCGATACGTACCCACCTCATCGAATCCCGGCCCACCGAGCCGAGCGGCGTTTTCATTGCGCAGGTTGCGATCACCGACTATCACCACAAAGCGGCCATGCACGGTGTATTTTCTCTTGGTGAGGTTGGTGTTTTCGGTCTTTTGTACACCGCCGAATGTTACCCAGGCCGCGGGCAGTTGGCGGATGATCTCCGCCGGCTCGCCGTCCATCTCGCCACCGTAGGACTCCACGCTGTGAACCATCTTGCCGAGTCCCTGGCGGAGACGTTCCACAATGGCCAGCTCAGTGTTGGCGATAATCAAAATGCACCTCCATTGGTCGATTTTCGGCTAAAAGCCCTGCCGGCGGAGACAAAGCGGGCACTGGTTCCGCCCTGGATCACGCTGCCATCCGGTTGGCGGCCCAGGGTAATGCGCCCATCTGCCACACGCTCCAGATAGCGGATCGCATCCTCATACCGTTCCCGAATGAGGTCGGTACACTGCGTACCACTGCCGCACAATTTATAGCGAGCGATGTCGCAGCAACGACCGACCAGAACACGCGGTGTATCAGGCCAGGGTGTTGGATAGCGGCCCGCGAGATAACCGTCGATCTCGGCGCTGGACTGCTCCAGCGCCTGTGCCATCACCTCAGCATCAATCTGGCCGGTGTACTTGCGATCGGTAAGAGAGATGCATTCCTTATCACCGAACGCCAGCACCATATCTGCTTGAGTGGCATACATAGCGCCGCCTTATTTCTTCGCCGGAGGCGGTTCTTTCAACGCGGCCAGTTCAGTTGCCAGAGCCGTGCTGTTTTCAATCGCATCATCGCGTGCAGTGGTTAACGCCGCGATACTTTCCTGCTGAGAAGCGATAGTCTTTTGAGCATCATCTAACTGCGATTTCAGCGTGACCAGTTCTTGCTCCTGGCGGGTGATGGTTTCCCCGGCCAGTGTCAACTGCTTGTCCAGGCCTTGAGCATCCGTTGCTGCGCCGGCTGTAATGCGCACCACAACCAATTGCGGATCGTTCTCTAGCTCAGCCAACTGTTTCGGCGTAAAGTGACCGTCTTCGTAGGTGGTGGCCTTGGCGCTGTGGGCGATGCCACAGCGGCGAAAACCCTCACGGCGTGCAGTGATTTGAATCGGCATTATGCTGTCTCCCCGGTTGAGCCATACGCCATCTGCCAGAAGCCGTACCCACCTGCAGCACGTGCCTCAGCGCCAAACAGGAACTTTTTGCGCATAAAGACGTTGTCCGCGTTGTAGTCGGTTTGCTCAACGAATTCCGGTTTTTTACGCTCCTGATAGATAAGCGGTTTCACCGGGCGCGTTGTATCCAGCAGGAACCATTGCGTGTCAGAGGTCAGCTCTGGCACAACCAACACCTCAGCAGTACCTTTATAGATATTCGGCGTGTTGTCCGGGAAGCGATCGGCAGTCATCAGGAAATTGGCTTCATCTTCCAGTGCCGGTGGCACAACCAGAATGGTCGGACGGACTTTCAACGACGCACCTTCCTCATCCTTGAAGCTACGCATGGCTGCACGAGCCGCGCCATAACTGGCTTTCGCCGCAACCTGGGTTGCCGCTGACAGCTTCTTGGTGCCTTTGTTAGAAACCGATACGCCGTTTACCGGGTGGTCGATATCAAAGAACGGCTGACCGTCGTAGCACAGGTTGGTAAACCCCTGACTCAGCAAGGCAAAAACAATATCTGACGGCAACTCTGCTGCTGACTGGCCTGCAGCCTGGGCTTGCTGAGCGAGTCCCAGGATTTGATCGTCTTCGATATCGTTGCGGTCAACTTCAACTGTGGCTTCAAAGTCATCGTTGACAATCGAATAGTTGAAGGCTTCCAGGGCTTTTACCGCCTTGTCGCCAATCCACTTGCGCATTTTGGGAAAACGGCCAAGCCAGCTGTAATCGTTCTGCTTGCTTGTGGAAGGCACCTTCATCGCCACTTTCTGCCAGTCACTCGGCGTCTGGTCAAACGCCTTCTGGAACGTGGTTTTCAGGTTGATGAAGATCGCTTTAATATTTTTTACGTTAACAATCACGGGCCTACTCCTTTAAATCAGAACCCAAACGCCGGCGCTTTCCACGCCCAGCACTTTACCGGCAACAGGACGCACGTCGCTGTTGCTGGTTTTCGCCACAGTCTGACTGTCGGCAACAAAACACTCTTTGCCAATATCCGCTTGGGTGACGGCATCGCCGCCCAGGTTGGCAAAGAACCAGGACTTGCCCCGACGCACCAGGGCGACAGTATCGCCTGCTGTGCCGGCGCTGTTGTCGGCATAGCCATCCGAAACACCCAGCGTCACCTGCGCAGCCACAGCGGTGGCCAGTACGGCAAAGCCGGCAGCATTGCCCGCGACAATATGGCCACCGAAGATTTCGGTGCTGGCCGCGATGGGAACCGGGAATAGCTCGCCATCTTTATAAGGGGTATTGCGATCGGTCATTTCTTGTCTCCCACATATTTGGCAATGTCTGCCGGGTCAGTACCCATCATGGCGCTGAGCGCTACCGCAGCGGCCAATTCATCATCCGAATCGTCCAACGATGGTGCCGGTTTTGCCCCTGCAGGTGGTTGGCCACCGGTCTGGGTAGTCGTGAGGGCCGCGATTTTCGGAGCCTTGTCTAGGAACGTCTTGAGGCTGTCCGGGTTGGCTTTCGCCAGTCCCTTCGCCCAGGGCTCTTGTGCTGGCAGCAAACGGCCATCGGAAAGTGCAGCAGTGATCAAGGTGTCACAATCACGCGCAGCCAAATCAGCGGCAGAGGTTACGCCTGCATGGGCAACGGCCTGGGTGATGGACTCCTGCATGACGGCTACCGCTACCCATTTGGACGGATCAGGATTTTCCACCTGGGCGCTCAGTGCAGCCGTTTGGGCGGCGTCCTGGGTCAACTTGTCAATCAGGTTGAAGGGATTAGCCGACAGCGTCTGAAACGAGGCTGCAGCCGTGCCGGCATCAGCGCCGAGCAGTTGATCAATCAACTTGTTGAGCTCGGCAACAATGTCTTCCTTCGTGGCGGTGATCGGCAGATTCAACATCCAGCGAAGGCGTTCGAGTAGTTCATCCATTGTGGAAGTACCTTTTGAGGTTGAGCCAGCGGCCAGGAGAGAGGCGGCAGCAAGCATCACTTCCTCCATCCCATCCAGGGCCGGTGTATTGGTCAGCGCGGCATTGATGATTTGCACCACGTGGCCAGATTCGTTGTAGGTAAAAACAGGAGAGATAAAGAGATATTCGCCCTTGGCGATCATTTCTGCTGCAGCGTCCGTCCACTGCACATCGACAGCAAACAGACCTTCTTCACGCCATTCCAGTGTGTGGAACCAGCCGGCTGCTGGCGCAGGCTGGCCGTTGGTCGCTGCACGCAAAGTCTGGTGTTCGTAGTCAATGACATACGGCGTGGCGCGTTCCACCGCAGTCGCAATAAGCGGCTTGGCAATCTCAGCCGTCATCAGCCAGTGATCGCATTCCGTTGGGCGACCATCACGAGCACGGAATTCACCAGCAGGGAAAAGCTGGATAGTGCCGTGATTCGCTTTGGTGATTTCGATGGCCAGTGCGGCGATTTTTAGTTTCATGCCGCCGAGAATACGCATCGGCGAAAACTGGATTCAGGTGAAGGGGTTCAGTGGGGTAATCAGGGGGAAATGGTCGGCGATCATCTTGCCACTACCCTGTAGGCAATGACAAGACGCCCCATCGTTTTTAAACCGTTTTTAAAAACGCCAAACGGGTGTAGAGACGAACGTGTGTAGCCGGAGGAAAGAAAAGTGCGCCACGGACGTTACAGGACGTTTTAGCTTATGAATCAATAACGCGTTGAAGGTAGGTTTTTGCCGTCTCTTCCATACCATCAACGTCGCTTTCGGTCAGGTGCAGGAATGGCCGCGCCGGCATCTTGATTTGATAGCCCGGTATGGTATTCCACTCGCTGTAGTTGGCTTTCGATTTCCTGGCAAACCGGTTGTTGAGCGAGCCGTCCTTGCGCTGATGGTAGTATGCCCGCTGACTGCGGGCCGGGATGTTAATGCTGCCGCCTTCCTGGTGAATGCGGGCGTAAACAACATTGGTGCCAACCAGGGCCTCATCATTGCTGCTCTGCTGGCTGATGCTGCTGGCCAGTCGCCCGGAACGTTGCAGAATTTTACCGCCAGCGCGTTTCCTGGCATAAGCCGGACTCCATCCCATCCAGGCCGGACGGCCCTGATTCTTGAAGTTCTCCTCGACGGCATCACCCATTGCGGCCGCCAGCTCACGCATCAGCGGCTCGCGGTGCTCCAGCTTCTTGATGAGCTCTCCCAGGGCATTCTCAAAGTCGGTGACATTGTATGTGATGTGATAGACCGCAGACATCATAACCCTCCGTTGACGATAGGGAGTTGGCCAAGCTCCTGCAGCTGTGCCGGCGTGAGTGCATCCCCCTGATGCATCAGCGTGATAGCAAGCCCCGAAACGTCAGTATCCGGTGAGGCCATTACGCCAAATTGCTGTTTACCCTGGCGGCAGACATACACCAGGTTATCCCCATCCAACAGGGTCGCCTCTGCCGATCGAAGCATTGCCGGCAATTCTTGCCACAGTGGCCCAGGAGAAGAAACAACATCATGATCGCGGGCGGACAAAATCGCCGATGCCGGCGCACGGCCGCGCATTTCCAGCGCGGTGAGTGTCTTGGGCGAAACTGCACCCAGGTGACGCAAGTCACCGCTGGGCTTCTGGCGGATAAGCACCTGATCAACCCAACGTTTAACGCCCCCTGAAACGGCGTTTAACACGGTGTTATCAGCCAGTGTTTCATTGACTGCCGTTGCTGCTAACCGGGGTGCGGCAGTGGCGGATTTATCCATGAGCCGCTGCCCCAGCGCGGCAAGGTTTCCCTGGCCAGGATTGTGACCAAAACCGGCATCCGGGGTATAGAGCTCATTGTTGATGCGCAAGGCCTGGACTTCCCGCGTATCGCTTGGCCCCCAGGCTTGCTGCACAGTGACAATGCGCCCCTCACTGGACTGAACCTGGATGCCATGGCGCTCGACGTCGGCGGACGAACGCGCCCGGACACGGCAACGGCATCCATATCCATCGGGCGGATACATAAACTGCCACACCGGATCATCATAGCGGGCAGTAAACCCATTGAGGGCCGCATGACGTGGGCGTGTGTGCCTGTCCATGACGGCAACGCGCTCCCAGAACGGCCGAAACTCCACGTTGGCCAACTGTTCTTCATAGCGGCCAGCGTTGTAGCTGGACTGCATATTGGTTTCAAAGATGGTACGTAGCCGGCGCGGCGTCAGTTGCTTCCCTTCCAACACACCATCTTCATCGGCCACCAGGCCTTTACCCAGCCAGCCTTTTTGCACCAGGTAAGGCATCAGTTGTTTTTCAAACTGAGCGAGCGTCTTGCCTTCCTTAAGGCTGCTCGTTAACCCGTTGCGAATGTCCTCCAGCACGTCCACTTTGAGTACACCGGCCACGGTGAAGGCCGTTGCATGCGCTCGTGCTTCAACGTCATGCCAGTTGAAACCGAGGGTGTAGCCCTTGCTCTCGAAGTAACGAATGGCCTCTGCCGGTTTCAACCCGATGGCATAGGCCAGATCCACATCAGCTGTCGGCATTCAGATGCCCCCAGATATCAGCGACAAAGAGTGCTTGGGTCAGCAATTGCTGCAGTTGGCTATCATCCAAGTCGGGATAGCTGGCCGCGATGATGTCCAGAGCATCATCCGGGGTATTACCCTGGCTAAGCGCAGCAACCAACGGGGCTATCAGCTGTTGCATGGCGTTGTTGATGGCGTCTGGCACCGTCTGCGCATTATCCAGTGCCACCTGTGCCGGGTCGGCAATATCCGCTTCCGTGCTCAGCGCGGCAAAGGAACGGTACCGGGATTGTTGCTGTGACAATCGCGCACCCGGCAATACCGGCGCAGTAGCCGGGGGCGACAATACTGCTTCACCCTCCTGGGGGTTCGGGATACCAATTTTCTTATGTACCCAGGAGGCCGGGATAGTTTTCAGGCCTGCCGTCACCAAGGTAGATACCCCCTCGGCAAACTCCTTGATGCTCTCCAGTTCGCGGGTATCGAAGACGAGTCGTGGCTGACGGCGAGAGCTCACCTGATAGCCATTGATGGCCAATAACATACGGATGAAACCGCGATAGAAGCCCTCGATTTGACGCGCATCGGCGATCAAGATGTCATGGCGAACATCGTTATGCACTTTGCCGAGGGCATTAGTGGAGCTTTTGCCGTCGGCCTGGCTGGTAAGTGTTGCGCCCAGTATTACTTTTGATGCGGTACGTTCGGCCCAATTGACCATAGCAACAAACGGATCTGCCTGACCGCTGGCCGCCGTCAGGAATTCAATCTTGGTGCCTTCGGGAATAATGCCAGCGGCATCATGCCCTAACGTCACCAGGGCTTCCAATAGCCGGTCTTTGTCGTCGTCCGTCGCACCGGCGAGGTAGGTGCCGACGCGTGCAGGTAAACCGTAGATCTCCAGGAATTCGGCCAGATCACGAATGCCGTAGTTCTTGAACAGGTATGGCCACACCAGCACGCGATAGAGCCCTGATTGGGCCACATACCCGGATTTGGCGTTATGGGTATGCACCAGCCAGCCGAAAGGCCAGAGCTCGGCACCGTTCATACTGCCATCACTGAGGCGGATCTCATCGCCGGCTTCTGGATTGGTACAGAACCAACGGTGTGGACGCAGCTTGATTTTGCTCGGGAGCCAGATTTTATCTTCCAGCTCCCACTTTTCAATTTCCTGTGCGGCAAAGCCATGCCCGATCGCATCGGCAGCATTGAGAGTAATATCTTCAAACTCCGGGATATCCTTCATCCAGGCGGACACCATTTCAGCTATCTTTTTCTCTTCGCCCGTAGCGTTCTCTGGGGGCTCAATACTCCAGTCCAGGGTAAGCAAGGCATTTTTGCGCTTGGCCATCTCAGAAAATATGTGACCATCACGCTCGATCATGTCCTCGAACAGGTCAGCCTGTGCGGCCAAATCACCGCGCTCAGCCGCTTCCAGGATGCGCGGTAGCCGGCGGATGGTCATCCCCTTTGAAGGATGCTCCGGCCACATGCGGTTGAGGCTTGCCATCTTGGTCGTTTGGGGCGTCTTCAACACTTCGCGATTAATCGGGCGACCAAACTGGTCGAGGATTTGTACCATTACCAACCTCCAGAACCGAACCGGCTACCACGGCTATCGCCACGGCGCGGAACGCGGGTAAAATTAAAATTGCCGGCACCCGACACCGCCAGTGCCCAGAGCATATGCAGGGCATCCGGCCCATCATCGTGATCGGCTTTAGGGAAATGACGCAGTTGGTCAATCAAGGTGTTTTGGCTCGGGTGCAGGCGGATCAGGCCGTTAGCCATATGTGGCTGCAGCGATTCGATACGCAGCAATTTATCTGTATGGGGCTGTACGGCGCGGGCGGGAACGGGAACACCGGCAATGGCCGACCGCTTCACCAACTCCGTGCGCAGGAACTCCTGAAACTGGACAGTTTCAATCGCCCAGACCAGGCAGGCATATTCGCGCTGCAGCTCGATGATGTCGGAAATAATCCGATCGGGAACACGCTTGCGGATACGCGCTTCAACCACATCCAGAATGCCGGTGTGCCGATTAAAGCCGCCGACGAGTAACGCTGAGGGGTCTCGACTGGCCCCGGCCTTGCCGAGCGACGGGTCACAGGAGCCATAGAACAACCACTCATTCAGTCTGTTCACCCAGAAGTTGATGCAGCCGGTAAATGGCGCATCTTCGCCGCTGACAGGGTCATTCTGATATTCAGCATCAAAGGTACTGTGGCCATCCCTGGCGCGGATCAACATCAAGGTAAGCAGCGGGCGAGCCAACCAGGACACCACCGCGCCGGCTTCCATCTCCAACTGGTGCAACATATAGAAGGCATTGGCCAGCGCTTCACCGTCCTGATCGTTATTACGCAGGATTTCCTCCCACTTGTCCCAGAGCTCCATGTTGTGGGGCCAGGCGATCAACGCCTTGAAGCGGGCAGACCGCCATAGCGGATTGCGGAGCGTGCGGGATAATACCGAGTCATAGTGCAAGATGGTGCCGATGTAGACCACATCGAACTTCGCGCCGGCACCGCCTAACGGCAGTACAGTCTTTTTGAGCCAGTTCTCAACCTTGTCACGTTGATCAGGATTACGTACCTGCTCATCGTTCTCAATATCGTCCAGAACACACAGATCGGGACGGTATGGCCCATGCCGCAAGCCACGCAGTTTCTTGCCAGAACCGGCCACTTGCACCTTGATATCGTTGCGGGTGAGGATAGTCCCCATCTGCCACACGCGGCCTTGACCGCACACCTCCGGGAAGTCCATCAGCAAACGGGGGTTGAATTCCAGTTCAGCTTTGATGGCTTCCAGCATCGGATAGGCTTGGTCGATGGAGTCCATTACGATGACCGGGTAATGCTTGATGGCGCGAATGATGCACCACAGCACGAACAACTGACTGACCAGGGTAGATTTGGCTTCGCCACGGGGGGCCGCTATGGCGTCGTTCTCACCTTTGGCGCTGGCCACAATTTCCGGCAGACGCTTAAACAGGTATTTATGCAGCTCGCTTTTGTCCTGGTGGCGGACGTAATGCGGGAAATAGTTTTCGACGAAATATGCATACCCGCCAACCGGGTCATTCACATGATCCCGGCGTTGCGCGATGGCGGTAGCCGAAGGGTCAAAGCCGACATCCTCCGCCTCAATAGTACGGCGCAGGCTGGCGGCAAGTTCGGCGAGCTCTAACTTGAAGTCACGCGCAGAGAATTTTTTAGCCATATTTAAAAGCCTGTTAAAGAGGCATTAATCTTCATTGCCGGCCAATGCCTCGTTAACGGCATTGATGAAACGCTCTTGCGCCTGGTAGATGCGTTCGCCATACCTTGGCATCAGAGAAAGCCGCTCGCCGTCGCTTGTTACGACCGTGCAGTTATCGCTGAACTCATAGCGTTCTACGCGGATGACCTGGCTGGCCATTACGTATTGGCCATCCGAGACTTTAATGAGTTTGTCAGCCATACAGTTTTTCAACCTCTTCACCAAAGGGCTCTAACACTTCCACGAACGCCACAAGATGCTGAGGGTGCTTTTCGGCAATGAAGGCGCTGAGCTTGTTGATCACATCCAGGGCTATCGCCAACTGGTTCGTTTCAGGCAGGATTTTCTTACTGGCCGAAATTGCCTTGTTGAACGAATCGCCCAGGCTGGCCAGCAGCTCGACACGCTGAGGGGCTTTCAACTTGCTGTCATTGGTCAACAGCTCCATCGTGGTCTGATACTGGACGAGCATGCTGGTTAAAATGGCGCGGCCGGTTTCTTCCACTGTGCCGCCTGCAAGCACGTGCGCTGAGCGTAGTGCATCCCAATCATCGCCTTTATCCTGCGCCTCTTTCTTCCAGCGGCGAGCGGATACGAAAGACACGCCTACCTGCGACGCGGCGATCTCCAGCGACATCTGCCCGAAGATGTAAGCCCTGCGCAGCTTGTCCCTTATTTCCGGCGAGTACGCCATACTTACATCCCCAATCGCGCTTTAATAAAGAGGATGCCGGTAGTGACAACACCACCGCCAATCGTCCCGGCGATACCACCGGCAATCGCGCCCTGGCGTGTAGCAACGGATTTCACTTCATCGATGTTGTTTTCAATCCGTTCCAGGCGTTGATTGATCTCGGACAGCAGCGCCAGCTCAGTTGTTGTTGCCGGCCCCCGACGATGACGCGTCGCGCGTTTAACCATGATGGTTTCCCTTATCCGCTTTGCGGTCTAATTTTTGGTCGATATGCTCAACTGTGCGTTTAACGTCTTGTAGCAATTGAAAAAATGAGTTCTCAGTACGCATAGCATCATCACGACGCTGGTAATCAGCCCTGATGGCCTCGATAGAACGGCGAAGCTCTTTGAGCTCATTAAAGAGTGAGCGAACAAAACCAATGAGTCCGGCTGTAGCCAGGCCCAACACGGTGTTAACGATGAGATCGGTATTCATGGGTGGCCCTCCCGTTTGTACCAGGCGTTAAGCCCCTGCAACCGGGCCTCTAGTGTTTGGCACCATTCGCCGTAGTCGGCGGCGTGATTGATGATGCCGCCGGCAGAGAGTCCGCCACCGGTTCTGCCGGTTTCGGTGGAATGGCCAGCAGCTCCGGGGGCGGCATTGGACAGACGTTCGTCACAATCGGAATAGCCGAGGGCGGAGGTGTAGAGACACAGCCCGCGAGGGCCAATACCGGTAAAGCCCACATCATTTTTAACCGCATCTTTGATTGCCTTTTTCAGCTTGGTTGAGGTCTGCAGTAGCTGTTGTTCACGCTGTTGTAACTGCCTGGCGAGCAATTGGGATTTTAGCTCCGCCTGCTGGTATTTGGCCACGGCGTCTGCCAATGCCATTGCCTGCTGCTCGGCGTTGTTGGCACGCTGCGCCTGCAGTTGGCTGATGGTGGTCTGTGATGCCTGCAGCTCATTGGCGCGTGTTCCTGCGCCTACCTTGTAAGCGATCGCGGCGCTGCCCAAAGCGAACAGGTAGGCAAGCCAGTAAGTTTTAATGTGCTGCCAGAGGTAAGGGAGAATGAAGAACTCAGTTGGCATCGGAAGTCCCTCCTGCAGTGGCCTTGTCTCGCTTAATCGCCACGTGCTTGGATGCCTGGGACTGGAACACAAACGCGCCCAGGTAAGCGACGTACAGCCATTCTTCAAGATGGCCAGCGGCCGTCACCCAAATCAGCACGATGGAAGCCACCAGGAACGCGCCGACCAGGGTCGTATCAGACGTGGACAGACGGCCGGTGGCGGGATTGGTCACGAGCTCAGCCAGGCGACTCAGGAAAAGCGTTCTCAGCGGCATAGGACACCCTTTGCCTGGGTAAAGTAGTTCTGGCGCTCCGCCAGGGCGTTATCGCCGCCATTAATTACGCGGGTAAGTCCGGCAATGTCGGCTCGGTCAGCGTAGGCATTGCAGCCATTGTCGAACCAGAACCAGCCGGCAGAATTGGCTGCATGAGCATCCAGCTCGAGCAACTCAGGATGCGTAATCAAGTCCAGCTCCAGGGCATGACCACAACGCAGGTAGTTATCGTAAAAGGTGATCTGCTTGAGACCTCGACCACGGTAGCGCCAGCCATCCCCGGCATGCACATTGCCAAAGCGACCGCCGTAGACCAGGTTGGCAATCTCCGCCTGCCGTGCAGTCGGAACGATGATCTCACTGGCTTTACGCCCCAGGCGTTCAGCATCGACACGGCTGATGCGTTTGCGTGGGAACGTGTTCAACAGGCCGGGCACGGAATAATTGAGGTTTTCAACGGTGCGTTTGAATCCTGCTGACTCAACACGGATTTGAGAGAGAAATGCCGCTTGCCGCTGTGGGGTATCAATGCCGAATTCCGCCATCGTGGAAACCAGCAGATCAAACCACCGTTGTGATAGTGCCGGTGTGATGCTGACAGCAAGGCAAAAAGAGTCGGGAGTGAACATAAAAAAGGCACCATCCAATTGATTTAGATGGTGCCAGTATTACGAGTGGGGGACTATGAATTCAGTTGAAAGGGTTCAGTGGAAACCTAAATGTCACTTTCCATACTCTTTTCATTTATCTTTTTATACATACCATCGAAATCATTCGATGTATAGATTAAGTAAGTTGTATCCTGCATAGTCTGCGCATCTCGGGTTACATTAACAATTACTGTATCAGCATCAAACTTAACACTAATGGAACCCCCAAACTTCTGGGCTTTTTCAAATTCGTCAGCAGTGAAGGTAGATGAAGGCTCACCATACTTTTTCTTTAAACTTTCGATAAGCGCCATTTGATTACTATCAATAGATATAGCAATTCTTTCAAACTTCTTATCAATAAAAAATGCCATTGCTAATGTATTCTTACCTGAAAACTTGAAGTTCTCGCACGAGTAATATTCTACTCCATCTGTTTTGTTTTTTTCATATTTTTTCCATGAGCATAACTTCCCGGCATTCAGTTCATTAACACTTGAACCAAACTTAACCCCTTTATAACCATCAACTGCCATAACAGAAGATGACACAGCAAATAAAAACACCCCAAGAGAAATTGATTTTAGTTTCATGATATCCATCCTTAAAATAAAGAGTCTTGCTGTGATGATGTGTTTGCTTTATTCTCAGCCAAAAGCCCCCAAGCAAAACGATCACTAAATCCATACTTTGGACAAAGCCTGGTCATAACCATTAACGACGAAACTCCACTATCGCGGAGTTCGGTAAATTCTTGCAGAAATGAGCGATTACGCAGCTCACGCAGAGCCCTATCGCACCGGGGGAGGTAAAGAACCTCACCGCCAAAATGCTTGACCAACAGTCGTGCATTATCAGCACCGATAGCCTCACGCAGCATCGAAGCACGCGTGGCACCTAAAGCACGCAGCCCTTTACCTACGGGGAAAGTAGTACCACCAAAGAGCTCAAGCAGGCGCTGGGTTGCGGGGTAGCCGATCAGTTCAGCTATCTGCAAAACTGACTCCGGTAGCAATTTCTTAACCTGCTCAAGTTCCATAGTTATTTTCCTTCGCGTTTCGCACGCCTTTTGGCATCTATAATAAGCGCTTGCATGAGTTTACTTAATTGGTCGGTAGTTAACCATTCGATGCGTTTAACCTGGAACATATGATCGCACATTTCCTCGGCATAATTCCACGGACGTTTCGCATCTGCAAGCAAGGCTTCAATTTTTGACAATGAAGCCTTGCGTGAGTTGGCAACTCGCGGCCTACGCCCATGTTTAGTGACCTGCCGAGGAAAGCCTTGTGCATGCATATATTCTCTTACGATCTGCAATTCTTCAAGACTGCATTTGGTTGACGAGGTTTTACCGTTACAAAGCCGAGCAAGTGCCTGACGGTAAGTTGTATCGTCCCAACCTAGAAATGCCTGGCCAGCTTTAATCGCGCCGATAAGGCCACGTTGTGATGGTGTTAACGCCATAGCTTCACTCCGATATTTTAATGACATTATCGCAGGTACTCCGCAAAGTACCTGCTGTAATGGCAACTGATAAATGGTGGCTAATCTACAAAAGGCGCAGGTTGAGTATCATGCAACAACTCATTAAATCGAGTAATGAATAGGCTACGTGCCTGGCGTGGATTAAGCGGGCAAACGGTGAATTTATCGGTAGGCTCGATCCCCTTGAGAATGTCCCATTTATCGCCATCGTCAATGTCGAGGTCGCGGCGTTCTGTGGCCAGCATGATCAAATCCGCGCGTTTGACTTCAGGACTTTGCTGAATTGGCAAACCGAACTTGCGACGAACGGCGCTATCAACTAAAGCCTCGGTGTCGCGGTAATCCGGCAGCAGCGCTTTGAGCGGTGCCGGGATATCCTGGCAGTAAGCTTCGCTGGCATCATGCAGCAACGCCTCCATGGCCAGATCTGGCGGAACAAGGCGGCTGGCCAGAACCGAATGCTGCGCGACGCTGTAGAAGTCATCCAGATGCCCGCAGAACCGGCAGATATTGGAAAGTGCTTGGGCAATGTCGCCAATATCAATCATGTTTGGGCTGATAGCTTCATACCAGAACTGACGGCCACTATGGGTGCGGATGTAATGGAATGCAGGCTCCCGCAGATTGATCTCGACGCAAGTCGTCAATAGCTCGGCATCCATCATGGCATCCGCCATGTTGTAGGCCGATTTGGCTAGGTCGGAGTAATCAGACCAGGCACCGGTATTTAGACCGCTAATTACTAATGCTTGCATGGCGGCAGCGGCGTATTGCTGGCGAATATTCAGGGTCACATTGTTCATCGTTTGTTCTCCGGATTTAGAGCGCATTAGCTTAGAGTTCACAATGCCCCCTCATAATGTTTTCTGTTTTCGAAACTCACCCAACTACGAACCGTTCTGTCATTGAGTTCTAATTTTTCGGCTATCATTTTTGACGTTAGCCCGACGTCAGATAGTTTTCGTGCCAGCTCTACCTCGTCCTTCCTATATCGACAAAATAAGTGGCGCTCACCGTAAGGGCGGCCCGGTTGCATCCCATGGCGGCGCATAGTTGTGCGAATGGTGTCTTCCGTTCTCCCCAAAAGCTCAGCGATTTCCCTTTGCGACATAACTTGTCTTTTTTCCCGCATGAACTTTATTTCCCACTCCTCAAAATTTTTGTGGCATTGATAAAGTTCGACTCCGTACTTAACGGCCTTTCGTCTTAACGTGCTGACGTGGCATTTCAATAGAATTGCCAATTTTGGCGCAGGAATTTTAGGGCCAAGCCTTAATAAAAGAGCAATTCTGATTGGATGCCACTGCTTGATTCTTACCTTATACATCGTCCATTGATGCGCCTCGAGTTTATATAAATAACTCGTTAATGGATTATTCATTCGAACCTCCAAAGCTTTTTGTGGCGTTCAACGGCCTGTTTCATCACGACACGTTCGCCATTGGTATGAACCTTGTTGCCGCGCAGGTCATAGAACTGAAAACGAGAACGTACAGGTAAACGCGGATATTCGATCACCGTGGCCTTATTGGTCAGGTGATAAATACGTTTTGCGCCGGCATCGAGGTGTTGACAGCCCGCCACTGAAAGGAAAGTAGTCATTATTCAACCTCCCCACGTTGCCAGCCAGCTGCGATTGCCGCGACCTCGTCAATCGCATCTCCAAATCCAAACCAGTTGCTCCATTCGGGACGATTACCGGTAGCCGCATCATACATATCTGCCAAGGCATCCTGAGCTTCGTCTCGTTCCTGAATCAGTTGTGTTTCTCTGGCCTCTAACTCTTTTACTTGCTTCTCCAGTTTTGATGCATGCTCACTAATTCCCTTTGCCTTCCAACCGCCATCAAGAGCTGACTGCGGCACCCCTTGAAGCACCAACTCCAATTCTGTAACCCGAGCGGCCAAACTATCCCGTTGCGTTTTTACGGCGAGGTGGTCTTGATATTCGATATATGCACCGTCTGGTGTTTCACGCATAAACGCCATTTCGTGTGACATATGCATTGAACAGTCTGGGGTATATCGTTTCATTTCGTTCACCCCTTAAAAATGAAGTAAATACCAACACCGCCAGAGATAAGGAGAATCCAAAAAACTGCACACCCCACAAATATGGTCACCCAGATATCTTTTGCACATGCATCCAAAATTGATTTCTTATCCATTATGCAAACCTCATGTTTTAGGCGTAAGCGCGCCCCTGCGGGTTTACGCCATAATTAAAAAGTTGATTATTTTCGTTTAAATTCAGATTGCCGGCGTTAATGACTCAATATTGACAAAGTAAGGCGCAACATTGATCTCTACCACCGTCGCTGATTTTAAATCCCTAGCAACATCTACCGTTCTTACTACCGGGCCACCGCGTAATGCTCGGTTAGGCTGATGAATAAACGTACTGCCAACAGCGTACTTTTGGTTAAATAACCTGGCGTTAGAGCCCATATCACACCGCCGACATATCAAGGGAAATAGGCGTGTATTGGTCACTGTCGCCGATCCGCTCATAGATGCGAACATAGGCACTGCTGCCAATGACCTGCAATGCTTCGCCGATCGCTTTCATCGCCAACTGCCAGCGTGTATCGGCAATATCATACCGCCGCAGTGCCAGAACGGCGCTAGTACTGACTTCGCCTTCTTTATCTGTCGAGAACGCACGATTAATCAACACCTGTAGCTCTGGTTTGGCACCTTCCGTCCAGTCGGTAAGGCATTCATCAATCAATGCCTTTGCCGCTTGCAGGCGCTCATCAAAAGCCAGTCGGTCAGCCATTGCACGCTGGATCTTATAGCGGCCATCGAACGTATAAAGCGTGACATTGCCTTTCTTGCCGCCGAGTTTGACGTTGTATTCATTGGCAGATAAATCAACGAATGCGGCAATATCTGCAAAAGTGGATTGTTTAAATTCCGCCATGACTTTATTTAACGAAATGGCTTTAAGGATGATTTCACCCACCAAGGCATCGCGGGATTTATCGATATCCTTAATCAGACCCTCTGGGGTTAATACACCTTTTGCGTCGACCCAATAGCCATCTGGGGCAGTGGTTTCGGTAAATTGCTTGTTTTCAGTGGACATTTGATTTCACCTTTACTGTTCTACGTACTGGCTTATATATTGACTTTCTCAGTTTTGTGAATACGTAACTAATCAAGCCTCGTGAAAGATAATGCGCTACGGCCTTCACCCTGGCATTATCATCGTCATTGCAATCTGTTTTACATCTGACTCTAAATCCGCTGCCTTTCCCCGTTATTTCAATGATTACCTTTGCCATTACTGCTCTCCCAGACAATGCGGGCACCCCGCCAGATGTACATGTTGACGGTATGATTAATACCGTTTTTACATTCAGTCATTTCGAAAGAGTCATTAATCCAAGATGACAACGGTTTATTGACCTTGATGATCGGCATGCGAAACTTATCGTTATAATCAACCACTGTTAAACCCGCACGCATCAGGCAATTAATAGGAGCCATCAGCTTAGGATTGTTGATAGGTAACTGGCACATAGCTTCCCCTTAGTTAATCAGCATTTGTGCAAACTGATGCACCGCTTTGGCATTGACAGGAATTTCATTGATCGCACTCGTACGAATAACACCGCGCAACAATTTGAACAAACGACGGGCATTACCTTTCGACTCTTGATAAAGCACGTCGCTCAGCTCATCCCGTTTATCTTCTGGCAATAAACTGCCGGCAATGGTGTCGATATCGCCAGCGGGTAATGCATTGCCGATATTGAGAGCAAAAGCCACACGGCTATAGAGTTGAACAAACTCACCGCGTTTACCTTTAAGGTTAATAATAAGGCGCGGCATTCCGACCAGAACAACGCCGATACCGGTTTTATCATGGATACGGCGAATGGACTCCAGCGCCCGATAGGGCAGGTTTTCCGCCTCATCAATTATCAGCACCCGCCCGGAGTCCATTAACTTATTGATACAGGCCTCACTCAGTTCATGCATATTGCCGCGAACAGTCAGCCCCAGCTTGTTTGACAGTTCTTCCAGAACGACACGCGCGGTATAACCTGGATCGGCTTCGATGAGGATGGCATCGCGATGCTTTGCCACATAGGCTTTTACCGTCATTGTCTTACCCAGACCGGCCTCGCCGTAAAGCACGTTGATCTCACCATCCACATGGGCCAGGGTAATCAGCTCCATCGCTTTTTTACTGGTCGATGTCGCGACAAACTCCGCTTTAATGCGTTGCTGTTTATCTTTTTCAGCCATACGGGCAATGAGTGCGGAAACGAGTTCTGCGACCTCGTCAGAACGACCGGCATAATTACCCCGTAACCAGGTACTGATAGTAGCTGGACTCATGCCAATGGCGCGGGCAACCTGGGTTTGGCTCAGGCCTTTACGTTCCATCAACTCGACAAGTTCGTTTTGAATAGTCATAATCTTCTCCGGTTAATGAATTAGCGGCTTTTGATGGGCGTCAAATAGCCGCTTTTTTATTTAATTGCTTCTGCAAATACTCTTCTTTATCTGATTCAAAAAAGAACATCGGTTCCGGTTCATTACCAACAGGCTGAAAACCACTCAATAAAGCGCTGTAATCAGGGGCTGCCTCCGCTGTGAGGAGTGGATTCAGTTCAGCATTGATTTCATCGGCTTTGTTCATCACCAGCGCCATGCGGCGGCTATGGCGGTCTTTCTTCACTTTCTCGATATATTCAACAGGGAATGCAGCACGGGTGTTACCGTTCCATATGGCCGTGCAAACATAAGAACCATCCAGACGACGAATAATGACGCTTTCAGCATTATGAATATCGAATTCGACGCGAACATTTTCGCCATCGACATAAATCAGTTCTTCCGAGAAATAGTTATTGTTATAGAGGCTTATCCATCCACGCTGAGCTACACGCACCACACTTGGGCGGAACATGTCACGCAGCTCCAACTCAGACAGGCGCTCAATAGGTTCTTCAACCAACAGCTCGGCCCGGTATTCCGCCGCCGTATAGTGACGGCCATCGCTTTTACGCGGCAATTCGCTATGGCGGTGCTGGGTGTTATAGCGGTCAATTTCCTGTTCGATTTCATCAATCAGCTGATTCCACGACGGCAGTTTGCTGATGGCGCGTTTCTGGACATCATTGAGCTCTTTATTATTCCCCTGCGCGGTGAGCGCAGAGTTAATGCCGACGCTGGTTAAACGGACGGTTTCCCGATCAGCAGATTTGCCGTTATATGTGGCAAATTTCCTGGCAATTCTTGCCGGTATCTCTTTGTTCAAACGTTCGATGATGCCGCGAGCCTGTGGATTCCCAGGAATACCAGTTGGGTGATCGACCCCAAGGCGGGGGAGAATACCGGTGATATCAGCATCCAACAGTTTTGCCGTTTGGCCAGAGCCATTATCCGAGTAATACAGTAATGGGATGCCATGCCGTTCCATACCGTGGCGCAGTGCATCGGCGACCGCTATCACGTTCTCTGCGAGACTCAGGCTCCAACCAACCACGTAGCGGGTGCGGCCATCAATCACCAGGGTAATCTCCGGTGTGAATGGTCTACCGTGATCGGGATGGGCCACCTTCATTTTCATGCTATGACCATCACCGATCCACACGCCATTAACCGGCATCTGTGACCAGTCACGCTTAACATATGTTTGCAACGCACGATAAGCCGAACCGGTTACTCGCCCGCGTTGTTTCACAACCAGCGGCATTTTGTCCATTGCGCGGCGCACGGCAAAAATTGACGGTACTGCCGCGAGCATGGCCGGTTGATCTGCATATTGAGTTTTCCAGTCAGCGCAAAAGCCCTCATAAGCCTCAGCCATAGAAACCCCGTTCGTCGTCCGATAGTTGGCCATGAAAAGCGGCATCCAGTTAATCGACTCAACAGGCTTTGGCCGGTGATAGCCAGGAGCCAGCAGGGCCAGCCGTTCAGCGCCATCAGCAGCTCTCAGATAATCAACCACCCAGCCATTGAGGGTACGAGAGCCAATCCCAACACGGTTGCCTTTACGGGCATTGGCTATATCAACAGCAGATTGCAGATGGTTAGGCAGTTCTTTTTTACGTGACCGGTCACAAATGAAATTGATGGCCTTAATCCGTGACAAACCGTCGCGCTCCAGACGAAGCACTTGATCCACTATCTGGGAACGGGCATCAGCGGCGGCACGTTGCTCGGCCGTTAACTCTGCGGTTTTCCTTTGCAAAATTGCAGGACAACTGCGCAGGATCTGCAACTGGTCATTGGCGCTGATAGACGCCTGGCGGGCAACTGTAACGGGCTTTTCATCGACCTTTAAAAGGCTATTAAAATGTTGTTCACGTACTGCTGCCTGAGTTTCTGTCGGCAAGCAGTCAATGTGATATTCGAAAGCCTTGGTGCCAGCGCGTTTTTGTTTCAGATCAGGTGAAGTGCCAGCACGCTTATTCAAAGCAGCTCTCACCCCTGGCGCAGTCCCAGGCATCCCAGGTAAGCCGATCAGCTCATTCACGCAGAGAAACATAACTACGCCACCTTCTGTTGCTGTTGATCGGAATAACGACTTGGCCAAATGATTGCAGGCTCCTGGCCAATCGCGGCGGCAATAATCCGCTCCGCTTTTGGGTAAGGGCGGGTCAATGCATTCTTCAATGTATCGGCTGCTAGGCCCGCTTTACGGGACAAATCACGCATTGTGGTGCCGTTCTTATGCAGGGCGGCAACGATGTCGACACGGTGCCAATCAGCACACGCCACTTCATTTCTTTTCATCAT